CGCTCTTCCGATCTATCTTCCGTCTATATCCGAAACCAGCCAGAACCAGCCTGAACCGGTTTTGGTTCGGTCTGATTCGATTGATGATGACCCGCGAATCGGTAGGGTTCAGCCGCGGTTGGTCACCCCTGTAGGGGGGGCGGGTACCTATGGCCCGATGGTGGCGGCATGGGCTGAACGGCACCTGGGTAAAAAGCTGATGCCGTGGCAGCGGCTGGCGTTGGACGGGCAGCTTTCCCATGATGCTGACGGCAACCTGCTTTTTCGGGAGAGCTTGACTACGTGTGCGAGACAGCAGGGCAAGACGGTGGGCGGTCAGGCCCTGTTGGGTTGGTGGGTGACAGACTTTGCAGCCATGCGCGGGGCCCCACAAAACGTGTTGAGCACCGCCCACAAGCTTGACCGCGCCAGCGCCCTGTTTCGGGATGTTGCCCCGATTCTCGAGACCCACTATGGCGCAAAAATTGGGTGGTCTTATGGGCGTATGCGCGCCGACTTGCCGGACGGTTCAACATGGGCGGTGAGCGCCGCCACAGAGTCAAACGCTCACGGCTCGAGCAATGACCTAATTTTTATTGATGAGCTGTGGAACGTGCCCGCCCCTGTGGTGTTTGACGCTTTCAGGCCGTCCCAAATAGCCCGCAAAAACCCGTTGCTGTCGATGTGGTCGACCGCGGGTGATGAGACAAGCACCGCCATGTTGCGGTTGAAGTCTCAGGCAATGGCAGCCATTGACATGGGCAAACCGTCACGGCTCTATTTCGCTGAATGGTCACCGCCGCCAGGTGTCAGTGTTGATGACCGGCGTTTTTGGCGTTGGGCTAACCCTGCCCTGGGGGAAACCATCAGCCTTGAAGCGCTCGAGGCCGCCTATGACAGCCCCGACAAAAACAGTTTTTTGCGCGCCCACCTGAACCTGTTTATTGCCGCGCAATCATCCTGGCTGCCGTCAGGCACCTGGGAACAATGCCGCACAAACCAGCCGGCCCCAGCTGGCGGGTGGCTGTGCTGTGACACCAGCCTAGATGACAGCCGTTACGTAGGCGTTCGAGCGGTGCAGGCCGGCACCCAAATACACGTGGAAGTAGCCTTTATCGCAGACAGCGAAACAGCTTTGTGGCAGGAAGTGGAAAACCTGATGGCTGACCCCAACCTGAAACTAGGGTTGACCCCTACGCTCGAGCTGCACGTACCAGTGGCCCTGAAGCGGCGCACCACAATTGTTGGCTATGCAGAGCTTGTGAAATACACCAGTCTTGTGCGCGCCATGATTTGCGAGGGCAAGGTTACGCATGACGGTTCAGCAACATTGGCTGAACATATCGGTAGGGCTGTCGCGGCGAAAACCCAAAACACCACCGTGCTGTCATCCCAAAAAAGTGTGGGCCCCATTGAAGCGGCGCGGTGTGCAGTGTGGGCAATCTCGCTGGCATCAAAACCAGGGGGCCGAACCAAAGCGGCGTTTGCGTCAGCCTGACCCCTAGTAGACAAAACCAGCCGGCCCCTAGAAAATTGCGGCGTGGCATTGTTCGCGCGCACCAAAGCAACCCCAGCTTTCGGTCATGCCCCTATTCAGGCAGCGGCGGGCAGTGCGGCACAGATAGGCGATTTCTACACGTACTCTGTCGGGGGTACGGAAGAGCTCGGGCTATCTGTGCCCACCATCGCGCGCGCTGTTCAAATGATTTGCAGCGTTGTAGGTTCGCTACCCCTGAAGCATTACACCACCCAGTGGACGGGTGAAGAGTACGAAGAAATTGGGCTTGAGCTCGAAGCATGGATGCTTCAACCTGACCCTACGGTGACACGCCAATTCATCATGAGCGCCACCGTCACTGACCTAATGATGCGCGGCGAAGCGTTTTGGTATGTCACCAGCCGCAGCCAAAACACAGGCCGGCCCCTAACGTTTCAGTGGATGCCTGCAGCAATGGTGTCATTGCTCGACCAGCAAGGGCCGCAGCGGTTCGGCCTGTCAAAGCAGGTGACGTTCAACGGTGTTGAAATTCCGTATCAGGATGTTGTGCAATTCATCGCACCCACCCAGGGCCTGTTGCACACCGCGGCCCGTTCAATCAACACCGCGGTGAAGCTTGACCGCGCCGCAGACCGATTCTCAAGCACTGAGATAGCAGCCGGCTACCTGCAGCAGACCGATGGCAGCGAACCAATGAGCGCTGAAGATTTAGCAGAGCTCGCCGCATCATGGGCGAACGCGCGCCGCGCCAGCGCCATTGGTGCGTTGAACAGTGTTGTGAAGTGGCAAGAATTCAGCAGTGACCCCAGCAAATTGCAGCTTGTCGAATCACGCCAATTTCAAGCGCTCGAGCTGTCGCGTCATGCCGGTATTCCCCCGTACTTGTTAGGTATCGGTGTCCCCGGCTCATTCACTTACCAGAACGCACAGCAGGCCCGCCAAGACTTGTGGCTATTCGGTGCAAAAATGTACGCGGATTGTATTGAACAAACGTTGAGCAGCAACAGCATTGTGCCGCGGGGACGTTTCGTAAAGTTTGACGTTGAAGATTTTTTGTTTGAAAACAGCATGGCTGAAATTGAAGTGGAAGAGCCCGCGTCAGCCAGAGTTACAGAGGACGTAGAACAATGATTCGACTAACCGCACAGCTTGTTACGGTTGACGCTGCCGCACCTGACGGTGAACCAAAGCGAACCGTCACCGGTCTGGCGGTGCCGTGGGATACCACCGCGGTGCTGTCAGGGGGCGAATCGGTGCGCTTTCTCAGGGGTTCCATCTCAGAAAGCGGGCCGGCCCCCAAACTGTTGGAATATCACGATGACACCCGCGTTATTGGGTTGGTCACCGGCCTGGCAGACACTGACGCAGGGCTGATGTTTGAAGCGAAGATTGCGAACACGCGCGCCGGTGACGACGCGCTCGAGCTCTTGAAAATGGGTGCGCTTGACAGCGTGAGCGTTGGCGCAGTACCCGTGAAATTCACCAGCGAGCCTGACGGCACAATGGTGGTATCCGAAGCGCGAATGCTCGAGCTGTCGCTAGTGACAGTGCCGGCCTACGCGCAAGCACAAGTTTATTCGGTTGCAGCCTCTCAGCCGGATGATGAAAACGAAGAGGCAGACACCACAATTCCCGAAGAGGAGAACACCGAAATGACCACCCCCGAGATTGAAGAGGCCGTGCCCACCGCACCGCTCATGGCTCAGGCCAAGCGCGAATTCAAGCTTCCCAGCGCCGCCGAATACATGGTGAAGTTTCTTGCTGGCGGCTCAGAGTTTGCCGAATTCAACGCGCGAATCAAGGCTGCCGCACCGAACGTGGAAACCGGCGACCTGCCCGGAATCCTCCCGATTCCGATTGTTTCCCCCATCTACAATTCGTTCGTTCCGAATTACCGCCCGCTCGTCACGGCAATGGGCGTTCGCGCTATGCCGCAGGCCGGCAAAGTGTGGATTCGTCCTAAGGTGGTCACGCACACCACCATTGGTGCCAGCAACGGTGAGAACGTCGCGCTTGACCAGGGCACGTTTGTTGTCGATGATATCCAAGTGACCCGCGCGTTGTACGGCGGCTACGTCAAGCTCTCGGAAGAGTCAATTGACATGACCAGCCCCGAAGTGTTGGGCGCGTTGCTTGACGACATGGCGCGCGTCTACGCCAACCAGACCGATGCCGCCGCTTGCGCCACGTTCGAGAATGGCGTTACGCAGACCGAAGCGCTGACCGATGGCAGCGACCCTGCCGACTGGGTGTCGTTTATCTACAACAGCGCTGAGCAGATTTTGAGCAACAGCAACGGCAACCTGCCGAACGTGCTCATCATGTCCCCTGCGTATTTCGCAAGCCTGGGCGCTCTGACCGACACCACCGGTCGACCCCTGTTCCCGAACGTGGGCCCGATGAATGCCATTGGCAGCACCAGCGTGGGCGACTTCAGCGGCAACGCTTTCGGTCTGCAGGTTGTGGTTGACCGCAACCTGACTAAGGCTGGCGGCAAGAACCTGTACGTGGGCCGCTCTGACGGTTTTGAATGCTGGGAACAGCAGCGCGGCGCGCTGAGCGTTGACGCTACGGACGGTTCGCTCGCCAAGATTGTGGCGTTCCGCGGCTACTTCAGCAGCCTGATGATTGACGCGACAAAGTTCGTCGGTCGAGCCTGACAATCGTTGACGGCTAAGGGGTCTGCATCATGGCAACATTCACGGTGACGCACCACCAACGGGTGGATGGCTACGCTGTGGTGCAGACCCTTGAAACCACAGACATTGGTGTTGGGCAATCCATCACACTGTCAGGGTTAGGGCACTCGCTGAACGGTACGCACACGGTTTACGCGGTGCCCACCTATTTGCTGTTGGGTATTGATGACCAGGGAGACCCCTATTTCGAGACCGAACAAACAATTCTAAACCAGCTCATGTTTGTTGACGCTGGGGACGATTTGGCGCGCAGCGCAGCTGACCCGTTCGGAACGCTCACGTGGACACAAACATGCACGTGGGTAACCAGCGCTGACGTACAAGTGTTTTTGGGTATCTCGAGCGCCACCGCGAACGACACTGCTTTTCTAGCCCAGGCTGTAGCTGCCGGTAACCAGTGGGCGTTCAAACGCAGACAGCAGGCCGGCTATCACGACGCATTAGGCACCGTCCCCGATGACGCAGTGAAAATGGGTACGGTGCTCTACTGTGCTGGCATTTACAGGGAACGTGGCAGCATCGATTCATTCCAAAGTTTCAGCGACATGAATGCTGGCACCGCCACCCTAAACCTGGGGCGCATCCATCAGCTGTTGGGTGTCAAACGTAGCCAGGTGGCCTAGCCATGCCCGCGTCCGGCATCTTTGTTGAATCCACCACCGCGCTTGTCAACGCCATTGCCGCGTTGGGTTTAGTGCCGGTACAGGATGCCCGCAACGCGCGCCCGCTCACAGTCTTTATTGAGCCCCCGTCATTTGACGCATTCAATTTCAACATTGGTGACCTGACATACACCATCAGGATTTTGGCTGCCCCGCCAGGCAACCAAGACGCAACGGACTACATACTCACCACCGTTGACACCATCATGAATTCAAACATTGTGATTACGGCAGGCAGGCCGACTGTCGCGGTCATTGGTTCACAAGAGCTACCGGCCTATGACCTAACCGTTAGAATGAGCGCGCGCCGCTCTTGACATAGAAAGAAACCACCAATGGCAACCACCACCTTTTTGGGTAACGCGACTATCAACCTGACGGTTGGCGCTACCACCACAGACCTGACCGATAACTGCAGCAAGTGCGAAATTTCGTTGACCGCCGAAGCGCTCGAGACCACCGCATTTGGTGGCACCGCTCGCGTGTTCACCAACGGGCTGCAGAACAATGAAGTCACCCTTACGCTGTTCAACAGCTACGGGGCCGGCGAAATTGAAGCCATCCTTTACAGCGCATGGGGCACCAGCAGCACCCTGGTTATTTCCCCGAGCGGCACCACTGAGAGCGCCAGCAATCCCGAATACACCATTACGGGTTGCTATCTCGAGAAGATTACCCCCGTGAACAGCGCAGTGGGAGAGCTCAGCGTTGTTGAAGCGGTTTTCAAGGGCGGCACCGCGGCCCGCGATATCACCGCCCCGTAACCAACCGCACACCAGCTGACTAAAGGAACCAATGAAGCTGACACTAAAAGTAGACCAGGGCAACGGCGAGTATCAGGTTGAAACAAACCTGTACGTCATCGTGACATGGGAACGCAAATACAAGCGCAAAGCATCAGACATTCAGACCGCGGGCATCGGAATGGAAGATTTAGCGTTTATGGCATACGAAGCAAGTAAGCAGGCAGGTGTCACCATCCCCGCAATGTTTGACGATTTTGTCAAGCGTTTGGTGACGCTCGAGGTGGTAGATGGTGAGCCTGTAACCCCTACCGCGGGGGCTACCGAAAACAGCTAGCTGACGTTTTGGCAGCAACCGGTTGGTGGCCCCCAAACATAGAATTCGATTTTGCTGACCTAGCCACGGTGGTGGAATCAATCAACAGAGACCGCAGGGCCGACCAATGACAGCACAAGTGAGCGTTGAATTTTACGGGTTGAAAGAGGCCTTGCGCGAGCTTCAAAAAACTGACCCTGCACTGCGGCGCGAAATTACTAAGCGCATGAAAGCCGCCACCGAAGAAGCGTTGTTGCCTGGCATCAAAGACAGCATTCCAAGCACCCCACCGCTTAGCGGCATGGCGCACCGCAAGCGCACCGGTTGGCTGAAAGCTAACCAGCAATCGCAAGTGGTGTTCAAAGTGGACACCCGCAAAGCGCGCCGGCGCAACCTGCAGCAAGGCGCACAATGGGAATCGATAGGCACCGTCAAAGTAGTGACAAAGGGTGCAGCTCTCGCTATCAGCGACATGGCAGGCAAAGGGCCGAACCGCACCCGCAACAGCAACCCGCAAATGGCGCGCCCCAATTTTGCTGATGCGCTCTCAAGCAAGCTAGGACGCGGCCCATCACGGTTCGTGTGGTTCGCGGGCGAACGCTACATAGACCGGCTCACTGACCGCATTGCTGGCATAGTGTCTGAAGTGATGATTGAAACAGAAAAGCGGATTGTGAGGCGCGGCTAATGGCTATTTCTCTGCCCATTGTCTCAGAGTGGAACCCAGCCGGCCTGAACAAAGCTATTGCAGACTTCAAAAGGCTTGAGACGGGCGGCGAGAAAGCCGCGTTTGCTATCAAAAAAGCGGCGGTGCCCGCGGGTCTCGCGCTCGCCGGTTTGGGTGTTGCCGCGGTGGATGCTGTCAAAGCGTTTGCAGAGGATGACGCGGCAGCTCAAAAGCTTGCTACCACCCTGCAAAACGTCACCAATGCCACCGATGACCAAGTGTCAGCTGTCGAAGATTTTATTAGCAAAACCAGCATTGCGGCGGCGGTCACTGATGATGAGCTAAGGCCCGCGTTTGACAGCCTGGTGCGCGGCACCGGTGACGTAGCACAAGCTCAAGACCTGTTAGGGCTGGCGCTCGATATCAGCGCCGGCACCGGCAAAGATTTAGCTACCGTGTCTGATGCGCTCAGCAAAGCGTACAACGGCAATTTCAAAGCGCTAAAAAGTCTTGACCCCGCCCTGGCGGGCCTTATCGCAGAAGGCGCAGACGCTGACACCATTTTTGGCAGGCTGGCGGGCACGTTCCAAAACCAGGCTAGTAAGCAGGCCAACACCGCACAGGGCAAATTCAAGAGCCTGAGCATTGCCCTGGGAGAAACCAAAGAATCAATAGGCGCGGCCCTGTTGCCCATCATCGAAAAGCTGTTGCCAAAGCTGCAAAGCATGGGCAATTTCATTCGAGACAACACAAAGCTGGTGGTCACCATCGGTGCCGTTATTGGCGGTCTCGCCGCCGCCATTATCGCGCTAAACGTAGGTTTAGGCATCTACAACACCATTCAAGCTGTCACCGCGGCGCTCAACACCGCGCTCACTACAAGCTTCAGCGCCCTGTGGGTGGCAACCGGCGCGGTCATCATCCTTGCCATTGTCGCCGCGGTTATCGCGCTACAAGCAAAATTCAACATCTTTGGCAAGGCCATTGACGGGCTCAAAGTAGCGTTCAACGCTTTTTGGGGTGTCGTGCAAACCGTGTGGGGTTACATTCGCGGCGCGTTCACCACAGGTTTCGACTTCATCACAACGGTTGTAGCCGGCTGGTATTCGGGGGTGCGCAAATACGTTGACGCGCTTTATGGTGCGTTCAAAACCGTGTTCAACGGCATTGCCAGCTTGTGGAATAACACGTTCGGGAAGCTCTCATTCAAGGTGCCAGGTTGGGTGCCAGGCATTGGTGGCAAGGGTTTTGACGTTCCCGATATTCCTATGTTGGCAGAGGGCGGCATTGTCACCGGCCCCACCATTGCCATGATTGGTGAGCGCGGCCCTGAAGCTGTCATTCCCTTGAATAAGGCCGGCGCAATGGGCGGCATGAATATTACGGTGAATATGCCTGCCGGCTCGAACGGTGACGACGTTGTGCGAGCTCTACAAGAGTGGTCACGCCGCAACGGTTCCCTGCCCCTAGTGACCACCAGCAACGTTAGGCGCTAACCGTGGCAATCAACACCAGCTGGCGTGTCGAAATAGGGCTGTTCAACCCAGGTCTAGTGAACTTCACCAGCCGCACGTTGGGTGTCTCGATTGACCAGCAAGTGGATGTGAACGTCATCGGGCGCGGCACAGCCACTATCACCCTGCTTAATAAGGATGGGGCGCTAACCCCTGGCGGGGGTGGAACCTACGCCAACACGGACTGGTTCTCAAACCTGGTGCGAATAACGGCCCTGACTAATACGGGCGGCGCAAACGACGAAAACATAGTTTTTTGCGGCCTAGTCAATTCGTTTGATTTGGCTGACGACGGGGTGTTTTCCACCGTCACTATCACTGCCATTGATGGGCTGGCAGTAGCAGGCAAAACAACCAACGTGGTACTTAGCGGCGTAACTGCGGGTTACACTAATTACCTTAATTCGTTGGCGATTGAAAATACCCTGCCATTGTTGGGCAGTAATTTTGCGGCTTTTGGATTGGTTTATGAAGGCCCAACCGTTTACGTTGGGTCAGCCTCAACCATCACAGCCACCACCTATGCTGACGCATGGCAAACAAACCTGATACCCAGCGTTAATGACGTTTTTTGGGCCACAACAATAACGCGAATTTCCTATGCTGGCGTGACGCAGACCGACTACAACGCCCGCAGCCTGGGCCCGTACACCACCCGCCAAGACGGGGAAAGGCACACATTTGAGTTTGACCCGCAGGGCAGCGTCAGCGGCTCAAAACTGCCGTTCGATGACGCAGGATTTATTCAAGCGTTCAATAACGCTGACCTGATAACCAGCGCTCAAATTCAGGGAACCTACGCAGGCGCAACCACCACCACCGTCAATGCCCCCACATTCAACACCTACGGGGCCCGTACCGTGGGCTACACACAGACAATGGCGCTCGATGCCGCCGCTGTCAGCACACTGGCCTACAGGCTCACGAACCGTTACAGCACCAGCCGGTTTAGCCCCCAGCAACTAGAGGTGTCAGCCAGCCAGGTGCGCCGGTTCGCGGCTGACGCAGCGCACAGCAAATGGCGCAACCTGCTTGACATTACGTCAGGGATTTGGCAGCAGGTAAAAGTCACCTGGCAGGGCTCAGGCGCAGCCAGCCAAACCGCCTATTGCGTCACTAAAGGCCGCCGCATCGACATCACCCCTAGTGACACTGTAGTGACATTGACACTAGGAAACTGGCAAGATAACCACAGTTTCATTCTCAATGAGGATGTTTTAAACACAGGAAGATTGGGTTAAACATGACTTACCCCTCATTCACTAGCGGCGAGGTTTTGACGGCGGCGGACATGAATGCTGTCGGCTTGTGGCTGGTCAAGACGCAGACGGTCGGCACAGCCGTGTCGTCGGTGACCGTGACCGGAGCCTTCTCAAGCACCTACGACAACTACCTGATTACGTTGGAAGGCGGCACAGTCTCGGCGGATGGAGACATAAACCTCAAACTCGGCGCATCGGCGACGGGGTATTACGGCTTCCTCAATTACGGCGACGTCGCCTCAGCAACACCCCTCGGAGCGACCCGCAACAATACCGCCCAGTTTAACTGGGTAGGTGGCGGAGCGGCAGGTCAACGCGCCCACGTTCACGTTCAAGTATTCGGCCCCAATAAAGCCGCCTACACAAAGTTACTTAATGGCACATACCAAAGTGGCAGCAACTACGGCACCATTCAAGGTGAGCACCGAGTCGCTACCGCCTACACCGACTTTACATTGGCCACGGGAACAGGCACCCTGACCGGCGGCAC